CAGTACCAACTCTTTGAGTAGAATTTAAAATTCTATCAGCTACAAATTGAATGTTTACTGGGATGATTAATTTTCTTCCCTGCATTGCAACTTTTAGCCCTCTTTCGTCGATAAAGCCTGCAATATCGATCATTGCTTGCTCTAATGAGGTTTCGTTCAAGTCAGCATCAGTTGAACTTCTGTTTGAGAAAGTTCCACCTAAAGCAGTTGGGTGAGCAGTGTTTACTAAAGAAACACCATCTCCGCCAGCAGTTGCAAATGCATTATTTAAAATGTTTGCAGCTTTTACTTGCTTTGTGTATGCCATTGAACGTGCCAATGATTTTGTGTAACGAGCCGATAAAGTATCGTACAAGTTGTCTTCGACAGCTTCCTCAGTCAAACTGAATGCTAATGCAACAGTTTCGTGAGTGTATCTAGCAGTGAAAGATTCTTGAGCTGTATCAAATTGTACAGCGGAACCTTCTTGCTTTACAGCAGCTTCGCCGAATCCAACTAACATTACTTCTTCTTCAAAAGCTCTGTCACTTGTTTCATTGTCAAATATTTCAGCATGCTCGTTTTCGTAACGAGAATACTCCATACCGAACAAGGCGTTTAGACCAGGTTCTAGCTCTTTCGCGAGTTGCGCTCTATTAATCGCCATAATCTACTCCTATACGCCTGCAGTACCAGTGCCACCATTCATGACAGAGTTGTTAATTTTTACAACTATTTCACTATTGTTAGCAGTAGCGTCATTACTTGGCGTGTCATAAAATGAAACAAGTCTCACTTGATGAGTTGCAGTAGTAGCTAAGGTACTAGAATCTATTTCTACTCCAGAAATACCCGTAGTGGTACTTCCAGCGCCGAAAACGAGATTTGCGTTTTCGTTAAGGTTTGCGGCAACCGCATTAGCGCCAACTGAATCTTGCTGTGCAACATACATTTGGTCTGGGTCGTCGCAGACGAAAGCTATCGCATCACCGGGTGATGTCGAAGCTGGGAAAAAATTTCGAAACGTCGGTTTTAAAGTGCTTGGATCTGTATAAAAACAGCCTAAAAATACACCTAAAAGAGCGTCACTTGCAGTAGCTACTTCAACTGTTCCGTCATTTTTATATTTAACGGGGTCGCCAGTGAAGATTGCAGTACTTTGGTTGTCGCCTATAGAGTATTTAGTTGTTCCAGTAGTTCCACCAGGAGCGGAACCCACTTTAGCAATTGGACGTAATCCGAAGGCTTGATCTATGTTAGCCATCTTAGTCTCCTAAATTTATTGAAGATGACTCGAAACTTACTCATTAAGATTTCTTGCCGCCTCCAAAAGTTACTCTGCTTTGCCTTTCCTGATGGATTGGCATCGCTGGATGCTCTTCTTTGTGTAGATCATTTTCAATAGATTTTGTCTTCGTATCGGTGAGACCTCTGAAATATTCATCTCGGTCTTCTTTCACTTCAATTGGACAACGCATCAATAATAATCCGCCAATTCCTATAACACCTTTGTATTTGCCATCAGCGATAGAAGGTAAATCCATTCTATCCGGATACTCATCTGCTTTCACAAACTCATACCCGCTTCGTAGTCTGCCAATGATATTTTTTTCATCAGACATGCCACGATACTCAGCTCTTACCCACCGATGGTGAAAACCTTCTGGTGGTTCAGGTGCTTCTAAGTTGCTTGGAGGGACCCATCCCCTCTTTCGAACATCCTTTGCACGGGTCTCTTGCTTGCGTGAGGTTTTGTTTATCTTTTCAGTCATATTACGCCTCCTTCACGTGTTTTGCGTATTCTTCAAGTGGCACACCAAGTTTTTTTGCGATAGCTACCTGTGAGGGTGTGAGTTTCACGGTGCGGCGTCCAGTTTTTGTCGTACGAGTAGCAGAAGCAACAGTCTGGACTGGTTGTCTGGTGCTTGCTTGTACCTCATTAGTATCATCTTTGAACTTATGAGGAAACTCTTTTTTTATCCTTTTATCTATTTCTTCGTAATATTCATCAGAATTTGCATCGTAGCCTTCTTCTCCTAAAAGTTTTTGATGAATTCCATATGCAGCATAGGTCATTACTTCATCTTCACCGAACCAAGAATTTTTATCTGCCCAAGCAGTTGCCTTTGCACTTGGTTGAGGAGGAGCTTTTTGAGCTTGCGGTTGTTGAGGAATATTAACAGGTGTTTCTTTTTGTTCTGCTAATTTTTCTAATCTTGCTTTTTCTCTTTTAACCCTATCTTCTTCTGCTGTTAAAGACGCTATCTCTCTTTGATAAGCTACTTGTTGATCAACGTCACCTGCAGCAATAGCATTTTTTAAATTGGATTGAGCAGAATCAATTTGAGCAGTTACACGATTTGATATGTCAGCGACATAACTAGTGTCTGCTTCTTTTTTCTTTGACTCGATAGTTTTAATATCTTGTTGAACTTTTTTAGCGTACTCAATTGCTGCTTGTTCACGTCTCTCTGCTTCACGCATTTTACGTGTAAGTTTATCAATACGTCTTTTTACAGATTGAGAATACTCTTCAAGCTCTTCTTCTTTTGCTTTGGGTTCTTCTTTTGCTTCTTCTTTTACAGGAGCTTCTGTTTCTTCAACTTTAACTTCAGGCTCTTGCTTTTGTTCTTCTTCTTTATTTTCTAGTTCTATTTCAACGCCCTCACCAGAGGTATCAATAGGGACCATTCTGTCTTGATTAGACAACGACTGCGGTTGCATAGACTTCTCCATGTTTATAAAATGTTAGCTGGCAATATATCTCTCGGATCATCGACAACTGCCAGGACTTCGTCATCGTTGATAATACGAAGTTCTCCGCCATCTATCTTGATGCGAGAACCTGCATAACGGGTTATAAGTATCCAGTCATCTTTCTTGCACCACGGACCATCGGGGTATCTTTCTTTGTCTTTATAAGCACTCGGTCCTATCTTTAATACTTTGCATATGTTCGTTGTTAATTGTGATTCGGAAACAGTTTCATCTGTTAAATGAATGCCTCCTGCTGTTTTATTTTCTAATTTTAAAGGGAATAAAACTATTCTAAATCCTGTCGGTTCAGGTATCTTTTCTAGTTCTTGTTTTTTTTGTTCTGCTTGTTTACCGTCCCATACATGTTTAGGAACAATTAGTTTAGGTTTAGTCATCATCTAGCTCCGTTTTTCTTAGCAGGTCCGTGAGTTCCTGTTCTTCTTGTTTAAGTGCATCAAGTTTACCAGTAAGATATCTATAATCTTCCCAACTTTTGCACAATCCGCCTAGTATAGCCTCTTCTACTTGCTGTTGTCTAGATATTAATTGATTTTTATAATGTGTAAAAAAATTTTCTATTCGCATGATTTCATTTGGTCAGCTAATTTTTTGCAACGATTTGGAGTTTGTTTATTCCATTTCGAGTCGAGCATTTCGTAGCTCGCGCCTATAAAATTGCTTTCCTGCAGGCATTTCCACATGTTACGGAACTTGGACACGCCTGATTTTCCAAGTTGAAATACCATTTCGGTAATGGTATGCTGCGCGGTTGTAGGCAAATCTCTTACATCATGTTCTTCCATAAGTTGTCTTGCCATACCAATTGCTTTATTTAAATCTTTATCAAATACTTCTTGTAATTCTTGTTTTGTGTAAGTCTTACCATCTTCAAATTTATCTTCGTGTACTACTTTATGACCCCAGCCTATTGTGCGAAATCCTTCGGTGTCTATGTATACGTGATCTCTAAAGCCTTCGGATAGTTTTACGGAACCAGCTAATTCGTCGTATGTCACTTAGTAAGACCTTTTGCCTTTTCGAAGGTGCGAAGGCCCGATACGCCGAGCATTGAAGTGACAATTGCTAGAAGGGGTCCAGTTTCTATGGCAGGTGGGACAATATCCATACCTGAAAATTTTGCATACCAATCAATAAGGGGAGATAGGATAAAGGCAAAGAACAGCGCTAGGGCTCCACACCAGCCAATCGCTGGTCGCCAGCCAGCAACAAATATGCTGCGATGGCTGGCTTCCTTTGCATTAACATCTAATTGTTTTTCTGCAAGCTTTTGTTGTAAGCGTTGCATTA